GCCCTGAGCCTCGCTCAATTCTGCTGCCGCTTTTGCAAGGGCATAGAATATAAGCGACTCCAAAGCGAAAGTGAAGCCGTTACCCATCGTCGAAAACTTCTGGAGGGTGATTAACCCTTTTGGGGTCTCGACATGGGAGCATCTGATCTTGCTAAGAAACTCCGCCCAATCAAACGGGAGGAGGCTCCACACAAGACCAATAGCTACGGTATCAGAGGCACTACTTAGGTCCAGCGTTGCTAAAGCGCCGGTAATCGATCCTTCACGAGCCAGTCGCTGGTTAAGCGTCTGATCTCGAAGGTCGACACCTACACTGCGTAACAGTGCGGAGATATGATCCCCGATCGCGAGCTGTACCATGCCATTCAGCATGGGCTCGACCGCGATTGTTCGATCCGTTTTCGCAGTTTTCCGCACGAAGTCGATGCGCGCGTTGTCAATGCGCACAGGGCAGCTCACCGAAGGTCCGTCCAGGCGTGAAGCCTGCGACCAATCGGGGAATTCTGCAAGAAGATCCGGTAAGAGATCAACTGCATCTTCGCTACAGCAAAACGTTTGCGCCAGCTTTCGCCGGGCAGACGCATCTCTTTTTTTCACTTGCGTGGTAGCCCCCGGGCCGAAGCGCAGTTTTAGTTCGGAAATGTCCGGAAGATCTCCGAGAATCGCACTGATTTTTCGTTGAGCCACGTAAAACACGGACTCAACGCGGGGGGAAAAATAAAATTTCCCTTCCGAGTACGCTTCGAAGATCTCGTTTGTTTCCTTACATAGCGCTTCAGCCTCTACAAAAGTCCCCCACGCCGCCTGCTTCGTGTCAATGCCTTCCAACACAAGGTCTTGCCTCTTCGAAAAGAAGGCAGAAACCTGGCGGAGGTGGGTATAGTCTTCGACGCTAGCGGTTAACGGGGCTTCGTAGTGGCAAAGGCCTGACCAATCTTGGGACGTCAAAAATCCTTCGATCAGTTCGACCTGACCTCGGTCACTTACGTGACTAAGGTGCCATCGGGTGAGGAGAGACAGAACCTCATTGCTCTGGGGAGTACTCAGGGCTTGATCCCAGCGTTCAACACGCATATTAACCTCAAAAGGAGTTATAGGAAATCAAAACCTGCTGCCTGGTTAGGGCAGAAAGGGAGCGTCTTAAGTAGGCGCGACCTGAGAATCCACCAGATCTGAAAACGAGCCAGTCGTCGCCGCCGCCACCGAAGTGGTGATGTTGTTCGACCAGTTCGTCATCAGCATACGGGCCAAGCGACGCGAGGTGATTGTCGAACGAGGATGCTGGAATGAAATCCAGACATTCTTGTCAACGAAGGCCACCTTCGGCATCGCCGAGTAACCCGCTGCATTTTGGTTCGTGACAGTCTCCATCACGGGGACACCACAAGCAGCTTCTGCCCGCACCGTACCGCCTTTCAGCGTCTGGAGCTTCTGGGTCGCCCAAACCTGGGCTTCCGTGGACAGACTTGCGATTGCCTCGCGCCAATACGCCTCGATCGCGCCATCCTTGCGGGTGACACTGATCGGGATAAGCGTATGAAGCACTGGGGTCGCAGCGCCGTCATAGACGGCAAGGTTTGCAATAGCAGCCATTCCGGCCTCTCTACAAAATAACTAACGAAAGGATGCTTAGGGGCTATCGTTTTATCGCCCCGCTACGTTCTACCAGGCAGAGTTCATCCGAAAACTTC